CTTGTTGGTGCCGGGCGCACGGCGGGTATTCAGGAGGCGGAAGGCTTCCTTGCCGAACTTGATGACGCGCATCGAGCGGTTCGGGATCGTCACGCGCGGAAACAGCTCGTGCGAGATGAAAGTGGAATTGCGGTAGCCGCGTGCATGCGTCGAAAGGATCGGATCGACTACGGCCGCCGTGCGGTTATTGAGAACGTTGCTCATCGGTGGAACTGGCCCTTAACGAATGAAGAAGAAGATTTTGACGAACTCGCCATCGGCCGCAGCGGTGAGCGCTCTGGCGCAAACGTTAGCGGGCGTGGCACCGGCCGTCTTGACGCCACCGGTGGCGGCCGAAACCAGCTTGTCGCCCTTGGCGATAGCGCCCTTGGCGCGGACGCGGGCAATGCCGATCAAGAGCGCGCCGACATCGTCGCCGATCGCGGCCGGGTTCTTGGCAACGCCTTTGACGGGAGCGTCATCGGCCGTCACCTTGGCATCGTCGAAGCCGATGAGATCGAAGGCGGCAAGCGCCGTCGTCGCCGTGATCGTGTCCGACAGGACATCCATGAAATACTGCATGCGGGGGTGACTCCTTCAGGTCAGGAAACGGCCTTGACGGCGGAGAGGTATTCCGTGCCGGGGTGCTCGCGCTGGTACACGATCGCCTTGGCGTGGGTGTCCAGGCGCTCGCGATCGACGGTGTGACCGTCCGCTGCGAAATTCGTGGTTTCGTCCTTGCCGGCGGGGGGAATATCGGTCGCGCCGAACGAAACCATTTTCGGCTGCGCATCGAGCACGTCGCGGATGGCCTGGCTGACGGGGACCGAAACCGTGGCTGCGCCCTCGGCGAACGAAACGGCCGTTTCCACCGGCAGGGCGTTGAGGATGGCAACAACCTTATCCTTGGACGCCGGTAACAGCTTGCCGGCTGTTACCAGCGCCTCGGCGAATGCGACGTTGCCGGCATTCGCAAGCGTCTTTTCGCGTGCCTCAAGGTTGGCGAAACGGGCGGAAAATTCGGCTTCGCGCGCAGCAAAAGCCGGATCGGGAGTTTTCGTCACAGACGGTTCCTTCACGGTAACGGTGGGGGTGGAAAAGGCCGGGCGCGGTTCCGGCTGCTGGTCGTTGGTTTCCAGCCAGTCGATGCGATAGCCGGGCAGCGCCTTGTCCGCGTCATCAAGGCCGAACTTGGAAATGAAGAATTCGCGCATCATGCGCAGGATGCCGGCAACGTCCTCGAAACCACCAAACTCCACGGTCGCGGTATTGGCGCTGTCTGCGGCGGAAAACTGGACGTTCGTCAGGCCGGTGACGGCCGGAGCTGCGCCGCCGAGGAAGCCGATATGTTTCGGGTACCAAGTGCCGGGGACGGGGTTGGCAGCGCCTTCCGGGCGATGGAACGAAAGCGAGACCTTCTTGTAGTGGCCGGCCTTGACGGCATCGGCGAAGGCCGGCGCGATCTCTTCGACGTTGGCATAAAGACGGTCGGCTGCCGCGTCGTAGTCGAAGCTTTTGGCCCAACCGAAGGCCGGCGCGTCCGTCGTCGGATGACCAACGACAACCGGAGCCGGCGCGGTTGCGTAATCGTAGGCGTCCGCCATCGCCTTCAGTTCGGCTGCGCTATAGGAAAGCTGCTGACCGTCCATCGCCGTAAAGGTGCCGGTACGGAAAACTTCGATGCGTGCAGTTGTTTTGGGAGCGGTCGGCATGTCGTTCTTTCCAGTGCGTTACTGGAAACGACAATGCGTCAGGGTGTGGGTGGCGTCGTCTGGACAACAGGTCCGGTCAGCGCATCGCCCTCAGCGGCCGAAAAGCACAATGCGTCAGCAAGCGGCTTGATTCAAGGGCCGGCCGCTTCCGGCGGGTCAGGTTCACGCCGCGACGGCTCTACAATCGATTTCTAACGGGGGTCTAACGGGCCTCGACCTGAAATCCGGTATATGCGGACACCAACGTCCTCCACGCGCGTTTCTGGGGCGTTTTTTCGGGTATCCATTTTCAGTCCCGCAACCACGCATCAGCGATGCCGACGATAACGGTCTCATCTGCCGCACTCACGCCGGCAAACGGTCGCGCCGGGATGGTGATGGTGTGTTCGCCAATCGTCACCTCGCGGGCAAAGTTGGATCGGGATTTCTTGACGAACTTCTGGTGCAGCGTGTCGGTGTCGGCATCGTACCGCTGATAGATCGTATGTTGCCGCGCCGGCTGCGTGATCTCGGCACCGAACTGGTGAGCGGCCGCATATTCGATGGGCGTTCCAATTCGCGCCTCGGTGGCGGTTGCGGTCGCCGAAAACGATCCGGCAAGACGGCCGCGCGCCCGCAGGATTCGGATCGGGGTTAGCCGGCGCTTATCACGCTCGCGGATTGTCCGGTCTTTCAGCCTCTGCCACGGCACGCCATCCGGTGATGTCTCGCGCTCGAAATTGTCGCTGATCGAATTCAGCAGATGTTCGCCGACGTTCTTGTAAAAGCCGATCGGATTATCCATCCGGTCCACGAGCTGGCCGAGCTGATCGAGCATTCCGCTATCGGATATCATGACGCTGTAGGTAATGGTAACGCCGGTCATATCGACAAATCCCGCCCGCAGGCTTATATTTCGTTCGTCAGGCACGCGATGACCGATGATGGTCCAGATAGCTCCCTGACACTCTAAGGCCGGATCATCCCGGCCTTTTACTTTTTCGGGCGCTTGTAAAGCAGCTTACCGCCGCGCCGCTTGTCCATCGCTTTAAAGTCCGGATTGCCCTTCTTCGTTGTCGGATTGTACGAGGTGATGGCCTGCCAAACCCGCTGTCCTATCTCAAAGACCACCTGAATGCCGTTGCGGGGATCCACGCGAATATAGCGGCGATCAACGATAAGCTCCTCGGCATCCGGATTGGTGGCGTCGGGCTTTCGCGCAACGCCCATCCATATCTCATCCGGGTCCAGCAGCGTTTCGGCCATCAAAGGCGTTAGGATATTGCGGCCGCGTTTCATCACCTTCAGCTCACCTTGGGCATTCCTGAACAGCCAATCGGAGATCGGAACCACATCGCCGGCCGCATCGGTGAAGAGCACGGCAGCGCCGGCTTGCCCACCGAACGGTTTGAGGAAGGCGTCAACGTAATCGTCTGGCTGCAAATCCTCGGGCAATGGCTTCGACGCGAACGGCTTGGCGTTCGCCATCAGATCGGCCAAGGGCTCGGGGGTATCGATCTCGACGGCCTGCCGGGGATTGCCGATCGCTGGCGTTCCTTCATCCATCAGCGCTGACGGAACTAACCCCTTTTCCCAAAGGTTGCCCGGCATGTAATCCCAGCCGTAGTCGATGCCCTGCGGGATTTCCGAGAGCTGACCTGTCACCGGATCGAGATGCGGTCGCATCAGATCGGCCGGCGCGTCGTCAGGGCCGTCTTTTCCGAGACGCTTCAGATCGGCAACCGACAAGGTGCGAACACCACACGAGCAAAGCCAGCCGTTCGGCGGGAAATGCGTATCCCACCAAGGATCGTCCCACCGGAGAATAAGGCCATGCCATTTCAGGTGCAGCGGGCGCGGCGTCTGCGGCGTGCGTGTCTCGCCTTCCCGGTACTGCCAGAACGGCCGAAGCTTGACCACATCGGGGTCGCGCATCTGCTTCAGGCGGCCAGCCATATAAGAAGTGCGAATGTTGGTTTCGAAGATGACGCGGGTTCGCCAGCCGCGTTCGCCCTTGTAGCTCCAACCGTATTGCGCAACGATATTGTCGAAGTCGGCCCGGAATTTGTCCAGCGTCGTACCGTCTTCGATCGCCCTGGCTATGGCGGTCTGAAAATCCGACAGCATGTCGAGATCGGTTGCGCCGGCAATGACGAATGCCCGGTCATGGACGCCGCGCATGGCATCGGTCCATGCCTTCGTCGGCTTGAGGCGCTTTTGCGTGAAAAAGTCTATCTGCTCTTTGAACGGCTGCTTAAAGCCGTCCAGCTCGGCAAAGCCTGCCGCGTCCTCGCCATCCTGAAAAACCGCTTCGCGCCCCTGCAGCGCGGCGAGCTGCAGCGCGTCACCGACGACAGTGCCGAGCGCGATCGGCGACCACTTCGCGCCGATCGCGAGAACCGCGCGTGCCGCTGACGGTAAGTCGGTGGCATCGAGCGCGGCCTTGATGGCGTCCAGGCGGCGGTCGAAGTGACTGCCGGTCGCATCCTCAAGCTGATCGGCTATGCCGACAACGCGGGGATCGCGGCCGGCAAAACAGGCATGCTCACTTAGATGGAGTTTTTTTTTACGTGGCTCGGAAAACAGAGCAGCAAAGGCCGGGTTCGTTTCCGCCAACTGGCGGGCGTCC